GGATATAACCCGCAAAAAGCACTAGACGCTGAAATGAGAGCACGCATTGACTCGTTAGCTCTGACTACTACACCAATGATGGCTGCCGATGCAACTCGTATGCCTCGTGGAGTCAAATTAGAAGTCAGACCGGGTAAGACTGTACTTACTAATGGAGACCCAAGAGCAGCAATAATGCCATTAACATTAGGTAGCACCGACCAAAATACTTATACACAAGTACAGTCACTACAGAATATGATACAGATGGGTACAGGCTCTGCCGATACTCAAGCTAGTGCCGAAAGAGCTACATCTGCTGGTATGTCTATGCAACAATCTTCTGCAATTAAAAGACAGAAGCGTACATTAATGAACTTTCAAAACACATTCTTAATTCCTATGATTAACAAATGTTTGTGGAGAAAGATACAGTTTGATGTAGATAGATATCCAATTGTAGATTATAAGTTTGTACCTTATTCTACTATGGGAATTATGGCTAAAGAGTTAGAAGCACAGCAAATGGTAAGTTTATTACAAGCTATACCTAAAGACTCTCCAGCATTTAATATTATATTAGTGTCTGTATTCCAGAACTCTAGTATGCACAACAGAGACCAAATTGTTCAAGCTCTTATGCAAGGTATGCAAGGTAATCCACAAGAAGACCAGATGAAACAAATGGCTATGGAATTACAATTACAGCAAGCACAAGCTGATGTACAAAAAACTGTAGCAGAAGCTCAAGAAGAACAGACTAAAGCTATGAAGAATGCAGCAGAAGCCGGAGCAGCACAACCTGATGAGCTTAAGATACAAGAGAAGTTTATAAAACTACAGAAAGATTTAGCTGCTATTGATAAGATGAGAGCAGATACAGAGAATGTAAATAGCGAAACTATGAGAAACATACCAGAAGTAGAACACTTACAATCCGAAACATTATTAAATATAGCTACAGCACAAGAAAAGTTACAAGGATAATATATGGCTAAGACAGCAGCGTGGCAACGTAAGGAAGGACAAAATCCTAAAGGTGGGTTAAATGCTAAAGGCAGAGCTTCTTATAATGCACAAACTGGAGGCAATCTAAAAGCACCACAAGGAAGCGGAACAGATAGTAGACGTGTATCCTTTGCTTGTAGATTTGCCGGTATGGCGGGACCTATGATAGATGCTAAAGGTAAGCCTACTCGTAAAGCTCTTGCCCTAAAGAAATGGGGCTTTAGCTCTGAAGCAGCAGCTAGAAATTTTTGCAATAGACATAAAAAATCTTAATGCCAAAAGAAGACGAAGAATTTTATAGAGATAGAATCGAACTATTAGAAACTGAAGGATGGGCAGACCTTATAGAAGAATTAAAGGTTATGTCTGAATCAGTTAAGAGATTAGAATCTATTGATAACGAAAAAGACTTGTGGTTCGCCAGAGGTCAGTTGTCAATTCTAAGACAGATGATTGTTTTAGAAGACGCAACAAAAGCAGCGATGACAGAACTAGATAACTAGCGTCATCTTTTTACAACTTCATAACCCTAACGGGCGGAGACAATGATATGAGCAATATAGTAGTAGACCCTGTTGACGAATCAGCAGATGTAGAGGTAGAAAACACAGTAGAACCTGAAGAAACCCTAGAGGCTGGGGAAGCAGAAACACAAGAACCTGCTTTTGAAGTCCCGGATAAATTCTCAGGTAAAAGTGTAGAGGATATAGTCAAAAGCTATCAGAACTTAGAACAAGAACTTGGACGTAAAAGCCAAGAGATTGGAGAGTTAAGAAGTTTATCAGACAGTTTTCTCAAAGCTGAAATATCTAGAAACGAACCACAGACAAGTCAAGCGACACAAAACTCAAACAACGAAACAGAAGAAGATTTCTTTGAAGACCCCAATAAAGCGGTCAATTCTTTAATAGAAAAACATCCTAAGTTTCAAGAATTCCAACAGTTCCAAGCTCAACAACAACAAAACACGAGCAAAGCACAGTTGGAAAAGACTCATCCTGATTATATAGATATTGTACAAGATTCAGGATTTCAAGATTGGGTACAAGCTAGTAAATTTAGAACGGACTTATTTAAAGAAGCAGATGCTTACAATTATGATGCAGCCGATGAATTACTTACGCACTGGAAAGAGCGTTCTGTAATTGATAAAACTGCAGAAGTAAAAGAACAGCAAGAAGCTACAAGAAAGAAAGCTCTAAAATCTAGTAAGACTGAATCTAGAAGTTCTGCTGAATCTACAGCAGGTAAGAAAACATACCGTAGGGCAGACCTAATACGTCTTAAAGCAACAGACCCTAATAGATATGCAGACTTAGCTGATGAAATATACAGTGCCTATGCTGAAGGTAGAGTCAAATAATTTGATTATACTATAACACAGGAGTAATATTATGGCTACAGGTGTCATCGGCACTAACCATCAAACGGTTACTACAGGTGCGAATTTCATCCCAGAAATCTGGTCAGATGAAACTATCGCAGCGTACAAATCGAACTTGGTGGTCGCTCCCCTAGTTACTCGCTTGAATCATAAAGGTAAAAAAGGTGATACTATTCACATTCCAACGCCGACTCGTGGTTCTGCGACTTCTAAGGCAGCAAATACAAAGGTAAAAATTCAGGGCGATACTCACGGTACTACCAATCTTTCGATTGATAAGCACTATGAATACTCTGTATTAATTGAAGATATCACAGAAGTTCAAGCATTGAGCTCTCTCAGAAAGTTCTACACTGACGATGCGGGCTATGCTCTCGCTAAGCAGGTGGACACTGACCTACTAAATCTTACTGAAGGTTTACAGGGCGGTACTGTAGGCGGTGCAGCAGCAGCTTCTTGGGAAAAAGCGTACATCGGTTCAACTGGTGCGACTTTATACACTGGTAACTCTTCTAACGCAGCAGACATTACAGATGCAGGAATCAGAGCATTGCTACTGAAACTTGATGATGCGGATGTACCAATGGACAATCGTTCATTAATCATTCCACCAATCTGTGCTAATGATTTGCTAGGCATTAACAGATTCACTGAGCAACAGTT